TTACTTGCTATGGTGCAGGCTACATATCCAAATTACAACCCTCCAAGCAGAACAGCAGCGGTCAATGCGTGGACTATGGCATTAGAGGAATACAGCAAAGATGAAATTGCCATGGCATTTAAGGTCTATATGCAAACAAATACAAGCGGGTTCGCACCAGCTCCCGGACAACTGATTGATAAAATTCACTCAATCACCAAACCACAGGAGCTGAACGAAATGGAAGCATGGGCATTGGTCAGCAAAGCAATTCGGAACAGTGCCTACAATTCGGTGGAAGAATATGCAAAGTTGCCTCCGGTGGTTCAGAAAGCAGTTGGACTTCCGAGCCAACTTCGGGTCTGGGCGTTAGATGAAGATTACAATGAGCAGGTTGTAATGTCGCAATTTCAGCGTTGCTATCGGACAGAGGTCGCAAGGGCACAGGAAATCTCCAAAATGCCAACCGAAGTAAGGCAGCTCATTCAGAATATCGCTCAGGGCTGTTCTACTGAAATAGACAATTTAAGGAAACATGCGATAAGTTCCTTGCCTGCAGGAAATGAAAGCAGAATTAAGGTACTGGAAGATAAGTCAGAGGGTGTTTCGATACCAGATAGGATTAGGGAAAAAATAGAGGAAATGAGGAAACGGTGAGGATCCTTGCCGATGATCTAAACAAATAACACACGAAAGGAGCCGAACCTCCGGCCGGGGTAATGCTATAGCGGGTTCCTGAGAAGTGAATGACATACAGAGAGTTTTTAGAGAGCAAGATAGAGCTTGCTACTGACAGCGGCTTTGAGGTCGATAAGAGCCGCATAAATAAAGCCCTAAAGCCACATCAGAGTGATGCGGTGGCATGGGCGCTGAAGGGTGGACGTAGAGCCTTGTTTGAGTCGTTTGGGCTTGGCAAGACTGCACAGGAAATAGAGTTTTGCCACCTTGCAGCAGAACATACCGGCGGTAGAGCGTTGATTGTATTACCGCTTGGAGTTAAGCAGGAGTTCACAAGGGATGCTGTAGAGCTCCTGGGCTATGAGAAACCTGAATATTGCCGAACCATGGAAGAGGTTGAGGCAAGCACAAGTCAGATCGTTCTGACGAACTATGAGAGAGTGAGAGACGGAGATATAGATCCATCGTATTTTGTGGCAACCTCACTTGATGAAGCATCCGTGCTTAGATCATTTGGATCTAAGACATACCAGACGTTCCTTGACAAGTTCAAAAATGTACCTTACAAACTCGTAGCGACCGCTACACCATCACCGAACAAGTACAAGGAGCTTATACACTATGCCGGATATCTTGAGGTAATGGACACAGGACAGGCACTTACAAGATTTTTCCAGAGGGATTCAACAAAGGCAAATAACCTGACACTGTACCCAAACATGGAAGATGAGTTCTGGCTGTGGGTTTCCAGTTGGGCATTGTTCATCACAAAGCCATCGGATCTCAATCCAGATTATTCCGATGACGGCTATGTGCTCCCTCCACTGGATGTGAGGTGGCACGAGATACCAATACACTACGGAGATTCAGTTGACAGGGACGGCCAGATGGAGCTTTTCACTCAGGCTAGTACAGGACTTAAAGAAGCCGCAAAGATCAAGCGTGAGAGCATAGATGCCAGAGTCGAGAAGATGAAGGAGATAGTTGATAGCTCTCCGGAGGATCATTTCATTCTGTGGCATGACCAGGAAGCAGAAAGGCACGCTATCAAGAAAGCCCTGCCGGAGACAGTGGACATATACGGATCCATGGACTACGACCTTAGGGAGCAGAGAGTCATAGACTTCAGCAATGGCAAGACAAGGCTATTTGCTACCAAGAAGTCAATCAGTGGTTCAGGATGTAACTTCCAGCGATTCTGCCACCGGGAGATATTTGTTGGAATTGACTATGAGTTCAATGACTTCATACAGGCGGTGCACAGGTGTTACAGGTTTCTGCAGCAGGACACAGTAGTTATAGACATCATCTACATGGAGAATGAGCGGGAGATCAAGGACGCATTGATCGAGAAGTGGAAGAATCATAATCACATGGTTAAGAAAATGATCGAGATCGTGAAGAAATATGGCCTTGATTCGGCAAACAAGACGGAGAGACTGGAAAGGAAGATGGGTGTGGAAGGTACAAGAGAAGAGAGAACGGTAAGAGGCAAGCATTATGAGGCTGTGTATGGCGACTGTGTGGAAGAGACAAGGGCAATGGAGAGCAACAGCGTTGATTTGATACATACGTCGATACCGTTCGGCAATCACTACGAGTACAGCGCAAATTATAACGACTTCGGACACAATCAGGATACAGAGCGGTTCTTTGAACAGATGGACTACCTGACGCCGGAGCTTCTGAGGGTGCTGAAGCCGGGAAGAGTGGCGGCCATCCACGTTAAGGATAGAGTGCTGTTTGGAAATGCAACAGGCACAGGCATGCCGACTATTGAGCCATTCCACGCTGACTGTATAGAACACTATATGCGTCATGGCTTCCAGTATTTTGGGATGATCACAGTGGTTACGGATGTTGTAAGAGAAAACAACCAGACATACCGGCTCGGATGGACTGAGCAGTGCAAGGATGGCACCAAGATGGGTGTGGGATGTCCGGAATACATTTTGCTGTTCCGTAAGCTGCCAACGGACCACAGCAAGGCATACGCTGATGAGCCGGTTACTAAGTCCAAGGATGAATACACAAGGGCACAGTGGCAGATAGATGCTCACGGATATTGGAGAAGCTCCGGAGACAGGCTGATAAGCAAAGATGAGCTTGAGGGTGTATCTGTGGATAACTTACAGAGAGTGTACAGGCAGTACAGCAGAGAACACATATATAACTATGAGGAGCATGTGGCACTTGCAAAGTATCTTGATACTGACGGCAGGCTTCCAGCCACATTCATGGTGGTAGCTCCGGGATCCTGGAATCAGCTTGAGGTATGGGATGACATAAACCGGATGAGGACGCTCAACACGACACAGAGCAGACGAAGGGCAACGATGCACGTGTGCCCGCTGCAGCTTGATATTGTTGAGAGGATCATCAACAGATACAGCAATCCGGGCGATGTGGTATATGATCCGTTCGGCGGCCTTATGACAGTACCAATGATGGCGGTCAAGATGCACAGATTTGGCAAGGGATGTGAGCTCAATCCGGATTACTTCAGAGATGGTGTTGGCTATCTGCAGTCCGAGGAGAATGAGGTTGACTCACCGACGTTGTTTGATTTTCTGGAGGTGGACGACGAGTGATAAATGGAGAGCTTATTGTTGATAACTTTGCCGGAGGTGGTGGAGCATCAACAGGGATTGAGATGGCTACAGGGTACAGCGTTGATATAGCAATCAATCATGATCCGGAAGCCATCAGGATGCATAAGGTCAACCATCCAAACACAAAGCACTATTGTGAGAATGTGTGGGCGGTTGATCCTGTGAAGGCCTGTGAGGGACACCCGGTAGCCCTTGCCTGGTTCTCTCCGGACTGCAAGCATTTCAGTAAGGCCAAGGGTGGAAAACCAAAGGATAAGAACATCAGAGGCCTTGCATGGGTAGCATGCAGATGGGCGGCACTTGTGAGACCGAGAGTGATTATGCTTGAGAATGTCGAAGAGTTCAAGACATGGGGACCGCTCAACAGAGGACATCATCCGATAAAGGCAAAACAGGGAGATACATTCAGGCAATTTGTAAAGCAGCTCAATGAGCTGGGGTATGAGGTACAGTTCAGAGAGCTTGTGGCGGCAGACTACGGAGCACCGACTAAAAGAAAAAGGTTCTTTATGATCGCAAGGTGTGATGGTGTACCTATCATGTGGCCAAAGCCTACGCATGCACCGGCAGACAGTGAAGAGGTCAAGGCGGGACTGCTCAAGCCTTATGTTGGGGCATATACACAGCTTGATTTCAGCCTGCCATGTCCGAGCATCTTTGATACATCAGAGGAGATCAAGGAGAAGTACGGCATTCGGGCGGTGAGGCCACTTGCACCAAAGACTATGCAGAGGATTGCAAGAGGGCTGAAGAAGTTCGTTCTGGATAATCCGGAGCCGTTTATCATTCAGGGCAATCAGCAATGTTTTATAAGTCCTACACTCATTCAATACCATTCAGAGACCAATTCAGACGAGGTGCGAGGTCAAGGTATAGAGAATCCGATCATGACAGTGGACAGTTCAAACAGATATGGCCTTGTGACTTCGTTCCTTAGCAAGTTTTACAAGACAGGGATAGGACAGGATGAGAGAGAGCCACTGCATACAGTGACAACATCAGCCGGACATTTTGGAGAGGTCAGAGCATTCCTGATTAAATACTACGGAGAGGGTACAGGCCAAGATATAGAACAGCCGCTTGATACAGTGACATCAAGAGACCGGTTCGGCCTTGTAACAATCCAAGGTGTTGAGTATCAGATAGTGGACATTGGTCTCAGAATGCTTGAGCCAAAGGAGCTATATGGATGCCAGGGGTTCCCAGATGATTACATCATAGATCATGACAGCACAGGTAAGACATATTCAAGAAGCGAACAGGTTAAGAGATGTGGAAATGCAGTTTGTCCACCTATACCGGCGGCGATGGTGAGGACGAATCTTCCAGAGCTTTGTGTAAGAAAGAGGATGCCAAACATGAGGATAGGCGAAGAAGAGAATGGACAGTTGTGTTTTGTATAGAGGAGGCTTTTAATATGGCGAAATTTTGGAAAACGAAACGACATGAAGATACGACCGAAAAACGTCAGCTACTTAAAGATGATATAGATTTTTTGGTCAACCTTCAGAGAGAGATGAATACACAAGATCATTTATGTCAGGCTGACCCACGCTATTGGGTAATACGCGACTATAGAAGAATATATGGAGATGAATTGAATAATCCAGATGGTGTTTGTTTGTATGACGAAAATGCGTGTGAGGTCATATATGAAGGAGAAATGCACTGTTTAAGAAGAGACGAAGAGCAAAAAAGTATGATTATCCAGAGCTTGAAGGATGCAGGTAAGTGGACAGAAGAGTTAAAAGATGCCATGGATGATGCATATAGCATTGAAGATCTTGAAGATGCGCTTTATGAATTGGATATCAGCATGAGCTACTATGAAGAATATCCGGTGGATTCTGGTATTTTCTTCACACATGAGGCTGCTGTGCAACATTTGAAGTCAAATGATTATCATTATGGCGCAAAAGCACACACATATGCTGAGACTGCATGGAGATCACGGGAAGAGAGATTGTGGAACATACTGCAAACAGTTGACTGGTCAAAAATACAAATTAAAGCCGAGTAAAAAGGAGAACACATGACAGATTTTAAATTAGAAGCTACATTTAACACCATCTGCCGGCCTGGGCGGGTGGTGAGAATACTCACGAAGAACGGAAAAGAGGAGAATGTCCCTATAAGGGTTTGGAAGCGATGGACAATCATCAAGGTATATGAGCACCATGTACTGATGCAGAGTGAAAAGGGCTATCATGAGAGCTTTAGCAACATAGACATAAGAGAGCTGATCAGGAAGGGAGAGATACGATGGAAATAGTACCAGAGAGAGAACTGACTTGTAAGAGATACAAGTATCATGACAGAGATGAGTCGCAGGATCCATGCGCACACTGCACCAAGAATGCGACGGATAACTATGAGCCGATGACCAACGGCGACTACATCAGGTCGCTTGGTGATGCGGATCTTGCGCAGATAATCATGTGTCCGAGTGAGGTTGGATTTGACGAGATTGGATTTGACGAGATTGTGTGTCAGATGGGTAAGCAACATTGCATAGAATGTACCCGCAGATGGCTTGAGGCAGAAAGGAAGGTTGAGGAGTAATGAGGTTAATCAGTCAGAAAGGCTGGGGATATGTAGATGTTGAGTATGAAAACGGAACTATCACTATGCATTATAAGAGTGAAGGAACAAGAATAATATACAGTTGTGATAACAATTCAGAAAAATCCACAATTATGGCTGAATATAGTTCTATGGAAAAGGCAGAAAAGGTACTGGAAGATATGACGAAGGTGTATGGAAGTTACATATCGTGTGGAGGCGGTCCTGGAATCCTACAGGGTAGTGGCTATCAGCAGGCATTCTGTTTCACACCACCGAAGGTGTTCCGGTTTCCGGCAGATGATGAAGTGGAGGTGTAAGGATGGCACAGATTCCAAATGAGATCAAACAGGATCCGAACTGGGCAAGAGCAGTTGCAATCTCAAAACAGTATGCTGTAAGCACATACCCAGCTACCTGGGTGCTGAACTTTATAAACGAATGGAACACGGCCGTGGCAAGGCTGAGAAGATAGGAGTGTGGAAATAGATGAGACTGATTGACGCAGATAGTGTTATTGATGATACAAAGTGGGAAATGGGCGAAACTTATGACGATGACGTTCGTGCAGGGATGAAAAGCGTTATTGATATAATAAATAAGCGCAGGACTGCCTATGATGTGGATAAGGTTGTTTCAGAGCTGCAGGACAAGTCATTTGAAAGGTACGGCAATCAGGGCATGGGCGGAGAGCTGGTGGTTAATTTTGATGATGCTGTGGAGATCGTGAAGAGAGGTGGAGTGGATGAAAGATAGATGTCTATTCAAGGCGAAAATTTGTAATGGAGAGTGGGTTGCAGGATTTTTGCATTGCAAAGATGATAAATGGTATATAAGCAATAAAGCAGGTTCGCCATTTGCGTATGAAGTAAGACCAGATACCATCTGCCAATGCACAGGTTTGAGAGACAAGAACGGCAAGCTGATATGGGAGAATGATGTTATAAAATATCATTTTGGCAATGCATATGCACAAATCAGATATGGAGCATATCAAAGCTGCTTTGATAATCAAAAAACGGAGCACATAGGATTTTATGTGGATTGGTCAGAGAGCAGGAATTATCGCAAAGACTTAGGATATTGGATAAACATGGTTAATGCAGAGGTCGTTGGCAACATCTTTGACAATCCGGAATTGATAAAGGAGAGTGATACATAATGGCATATGCAGGCAAATGCGATAGATGCGGCGGGTTCTATGACATTCCGTTTGAACACGGAGCGCCGATAAGGGCAAGGATGGTTGATGTGTTCGATGATCCAGTAGAGACAAAGGATCTATGCCCAGACTGTCTGGAAGAACTACGAGATTTCCTTGATGGGGCACAGCTCAATGATCCGCTTGAAGAAAGACAGATAGGGTTTAAGACACAGGTAGATCCGTACAATCACCTGATGAACAGGTTTACCCGGAAGGAGTGAGACGGTGAAAGCAAAAGAGTATCTAAATCAGGTCAAAATGCTTGAGGATTACATGGACAGGTTAAGCAATGAATATTTCAAGATGAAAGAACTTGCAATGAATCCGGGGGGATTTGACTATTCAAAGGAAAAGGTACAGTCCAGTGCCGTGGCAGATACTATGAGTCGTACAGTTGGTAGATATGTTGACCTTGAAACTGAGATGAATGAATGCAGAAAAACATTTGAAGATTTCCGGAATAAAGCAGTTCACCAGATGTGTCAGTTGCGTAATACGAAGTATACGGAGATATTGTATCAGAAGTACATAAACTATAAGTCATTAAAGGATATTGCAGAGGAGATGGAATATTCATACGACTGGATAAGACATGCTCATGGCTGGGCTCTGCAGGAGTTCCAGCGGACATGGGGCGATTATCTAAAATCTGACACATTTATAGCACACTAAAAGCATTGTGCAAACACATGGTTGTGCTGTAAGATAGACCATGAAATATTGATTCATAAGGGACATGACCGTTCGCCATAATCGGTTGTGTCCCTTTTCTTATGCCCAGTGGTTAAAAATGTAAACTCCTTAAGTTAAATGTGAAAATGTCGTTGTTGATTCTCTCCCCCACTGGGCTTTTTGTTTGAGGTGAGATATGAGTAAGATTAAAAGGTTTGAGGTCGTGAGACCTGAATATAGTTTTGAATACATACATCCGATACTTGGCAGGCTGGCTTTACCAATAGCCATGTTAAGGGTGATGGTTAAATGCACTAAGATATATAAACTTCAGCCGACTATAAAGCTGGGTGGGGAAGTAAAGAGTGTATGTAAACCGCTATACAAGATTGTGATTCCAAAGAGAGTGAGAAAGAAACAGAAGTAATAGAGAGAAGGTGTGACATTATGGCTAAACTTACAGCTAAACAGCAGAGATTCTGTGATGAATACCTGATTGACCTTAATGCCACACAGGCAGCTATAAGGGCAGGGTATTCGGAGAAAAATGCAAGGAACATCGCAAGTGAAAACTTGGCAAAACCCAACATTAGAGAATATATAGACAATCGACTTGCTGAGAAAGAAAAAGCGCTGATTGCTGATCAGAATGAGGTTTTAAAGTATCTCACAGCAACCATGAGACGAGAAAAGAAAGAGTGCATTGTTGTAACGACCAGCGAAGAACGTTCGATGTATGTTCCAGATGATAACGGCACAATGAGAAAACAGACAGTCAAGAAAGAGACACCACAGATCGTGGAGATACCAGCAAGGCTGTCAGATGCCAATAAGGCAGCGGAGCTCCTTGGTAAAGCATATGGCTTATATACCGAGAAGGTGGAGGCTGATGTGGATATGGACCTCAACATCAACATCGACTATGGCGATGATGATGATACCAGCGGTGGTGGTGTTGATTGAATGTTGAAGTAAAAGCAAACCCGGGATTCAAAGAAGTAGATCGGAGCAAAAAACGATATATCGTGATGAAAGGCTCTGCCGGATCTGGGAAGAGTGTTGATACGGCACAGAATTACATACTGAGGCTGATGCAGGACAAGGGCAGAAATCTTGTTGCACTGCGAAAATCTGATATTACCAACCGAGACAGTACATTCGCCGAACTGACCGGATCTCTTTACAAGATATTTGGAGATAAGGCCGATAATTATTGGAAAATCAACAAAAGTCCTCTGAGTCTCACATGTAAAAGTAATGGAAACCAGATTATTTTCCGTGGTATGAATGATGATAGACAGCGTGAAAAGCTGAAGTCAATCACATTTCCAAGAGGTAAGCTCACGGATGTATGGCTTGAAGAGGCAACAGAGTTTACACAGGCAGACCTAGAGATAATAGATGATAGATTGCGTGGAGAGCTACCACCAGGGCAGTTTTACCAGATAAGAATGACCTTCAATCCAGTTAACAAAAACCACTGGATAAAGAAGGTCTTTTTTGATAGATACGATTCCGATGTACTGACACATCACAGTACATACCTGGGGAATCGTTTCATCGATGCGGCATATCACCGCCGTATGGAGCGTAGAAAGGAAGTTGATCCTGAGGGATACCGTATATATGGACTTGGAGAATGGGGCGAGATAGGCGGTCTCATCCTGCACAACTGGGAAGTTGCTGAGGTATCTCAGAACCTCAATGATTATGATGATATCGCAATAGGACAAGACTTTGGATTCAACCATGCCAATGCCATCCTCCTTCTGGGTATCAAGGATGATGATATATACATCCTAGATGAGATATATGTGCATGAGAAAGAGACGGCGGAGATTATTCCGCTGGCGATTCAACATGCTATACCAACGAATAAGACAATGTGGTGTGATTCCGCAGAGCCAGATCGAATCAAGACATGGAAGGGCGCTGGCTATCGTGCAAAGGGTGTTGACAAGGGTGGTTCTGCTGGATCTGTCAAGGCTCAGATAGACTGGCTCAAAGGTGTGGTCGATAAGAATCACATTATACGACGAAGAATATATGTTGCTCCTCATTGTGTAAACACGATCAAGGAGCTGCAACAGTGGAAATGGAAAAAGGATGAAAAGACAGGCGAATATCTTGATGAGCCTGTACCGGTGATGGACGATGCAATGGCAGCTCTTAGGTACGGCATTGAGGGATGGCGTAAGCCTCGTTCATGGCTGTTTTAAATTGACATGAAGGAGATGGAAGAATGCTAACCCCTGACGAGATAAAAGAATTGATAGACAGTGACCGCACATCAGAAAAAAAGCAGTTCGCCCGGACAGGCGAAAGATACTATGACGGCGATCATGACATAAAGAAGTATAGATTGTTCTATTACAATGCGGACGGCGAACTGGTAGAGGACAAGACCAGAAGCAACGTGAAGATACCACATCCATTCTTCACAGAGCTGGTTGACCAGTGCACCCAGTACATCCTATCAGGGGATGGCATTGTAAAGTCCAACGACACTGAACTGCAGAAACACATGGACAAGTATTTCAACAACAATGATGAGTTCATGTCTGAGCTTTCTGACGCTATCACAGATATGCAGGTCAAAGGCTTTGCGTATATGTACGCATACAAGAATGCCAAAGATATGATGTCATTTGCCAATGCTGACAGTATCGGAGTTATTGAGGTCAGAGCCAAGGATACGGATGATGGCTGTGCATACACGATATACCACTATACAGACAGGATAGACAAAGGACACAAGACAATCGAGAGAATACAGGTCTGGGATGACAAGCAGACATATTATTATGTCCAGGTTGATAATGGGACGGTGGTGCTAGATGACACTGAACTAATCAACCCAAAGCCTCATGTACTTTATACAAAGAATAATGGAGATAAGGCCACCTACTTTGATGGATTTGGCTATATTCCATTCTTCCGGCTGGATAACAACAAGAAGCAGTTCTCAAGCCTTAAGCCTGTAAAGCCACTCATAGATGACTATGACCTGATGGCCTCAAGCCTGTCAAACAACCTCATAGACTTTGATTCCCCATTATATGCTGTCAAAGGCTTTCAGGGAGACAACCTGAATGAGCTTCAGACAAACCTCAAAACAAAGAAGATCATAGGTATAGGTGAGGATGGTGACGTAGATGTCAAGACTGTTGATGTACCATATCAGGCACGACAGGCAAAACTGGAGCTTGATGAAAAGAATATATACAGGTTCGGCATGGGGTTGAATACCGCCGGACTCAAGGACACATCAGCCACTACGAATATAGCCATCAAGGCGGCTTATTCTCTCCTTGATCTTAAGGCAAAAAAGATAGAGAAAGCTCTTAGAAAGTTCTTGAGGAGGATAGTAGAGATTGCCATTGACGAGATCAACAAGGCTGAGAACAAGGCATATAAGGCCGAGGATGTTTATTTTGAGTTCGCTCATGAGATTATGAGCAATGCACAGGAAAATGCACAAATAGAACTTACAGAGGCTCAGGTAAGGCAGACAGAGATCAATACAATACTTAATGTTGCAAGCATACTTAATGATGAGACTATTATCAAAGCTATCTGTGATTGGCTTGATATTGATTATGAGGAGATCAAGGACAAGCTGCCTAAGAATGAGGAGGAGAACACGGAAGAGGCTCAGAAGGTGCTTGATAACATCAATACAGATGTCGAGAACGGAGGCGGAGCAGATGGAAAATAAAAGATACAAGATAGATTTAGATACAAGAGCGGTGAAGATGCCGGCTGGCGAGGTCATCGGTGTATATCATGATAAAGATGTAAACCGACTGACATTTGAAGTGCCGGCAACGTATAAGAGTATAGATCTCACTGAATATCAGATATCAATCAACTATGTGAATGAAGAAGAGCAGAAAGATGTGTATTTTATAGAGAATTATACACTCTCTGATGATGCAAGCATTATAACCTTTGATTGGCTTGTTGGTGCTACTGCATGCGCAGTGCCGGGCAATGTCGGCTTTACTATATGTTTCAAGAAGCTGGATGATGACGGCAATATACTAAACGAGATCAACACCAAACTCACAAGAATGAAGGTCCTTGAGGGCTGTGAGACAGTTGAGAGTGAGATTGAAGAGCGGTATATGACAGATCTTGCAGGACAGCTTTACAAGGAGCTGGACAAAGTAAAAAAACGTGGCAGTGATGTCAAGGAAAGGCTTGCGGCGGTCATCACTGAAAAAGGTGTTGAGACCGCAAGCGGTGATGATTGGGATGTGGTTATTGATAATGCACAGAAGATATCAACAGGTACATCGAACTCACAAATATTAAGCACAACAATGATATCTGGTGTAGTGCAGTGTCGAGTGACACATGAGACGGATAACACATTAGATTAAAGGAGGAATCATGTATGTTGACAAATAATTTTGCTGGTCTTGTTAGCCTGAACTGTCAAATTGGTTCAGGCAATTATACTGTGTGTAAAACCACAGAAAACAAAACAGCTAGCGCAAGTTACTCCTGGTTTAGACAGCTGTTTAGCGCATCGTTGCGTTTAAAAAATGTGCCTAGCTCAGCCGCAACCGGAGTTTATTTGATGTTGGGGACCGGCACAACACCAGCGACAGCGGCAGATATAAAGCTTGAAAATGTGACAGAGGACTATGAGATCATCACACAAACTAAAGATATACCGCAGACATTTTCAAGTTCTATTATGACTATCACTAGAGTTATACGAAATACAGGCAATGCACCATTAACCATATCAGAGGTAGGGTTATATGCGAGTTATGCAAATGCTTTCACGGGGGGAATGATGTTAGCACGTGAGGTCATTGAACCGGTAACGTTGGAACCCGGCGAGAAGCATTCGTTCACAATGGACATATGCGTACAGTAGACATAAAACAAGGTTAGATTTTAGCCTTGTTTTTGGGGATAAAAGATGAACAAAGCACAAAAGCAGGTTGCACAGGCACAACTAAATAGAGAAAAGCAGGCAATCAAAGAACTCAAACAGGTATATCAGCGGGCATTGAGAGATTGTGAGCAGAAGATAAGAGAGCTTTCAGAACGAACTGATATGGAGAATCTGCAGAGCATCATCTATCAGAAACAGTATCAGGAGGCTTTGAAAGCGCAGCTTGAGGGTGTTCTGAGTAACCTGCAGTCTAACTCATATGCAACTGTGTCTGACTACCTGACGAAGTGCTACAGAGACGGATACACAGGCGTCATGTATGACCTGCAAAAGACAGGTATTCCAATCATCATGCCGATAGATCAGGCGGCAGTTGTGAGAGCTATTCAGACGGACAGCAAGCTCAGTAAGTCGCTCTACGACAAAATGGGCGAGGATGTGACATACCTCAAGAAAGCGGTCAGAGCAGAGGTATCAAGAGGCATTGCAAATGGCTCAACGTGGAATGAGGTGGCTGGTAAGCTCTCAAGACACATGGCAAATACTCCATTTCAGAAGGCTTATAACAACTCTATCCGCATTGCGAGGACTGAAGGGCATCGTATACAGGTACAGTCAGCGCTGGACGCTATGTATATTGCAAAAAGCAAAGGGGCAGATGTATTGAAACAGTGGGATGCCACTCTTGACGGAGCAACGAGAGAACATCATCAGATGCTTGATGGACAGATCAGGGAAGTGGATGAGCCTTTTGAGGTGGCGAACCTCAAGGTTGAAGCCCCTGGGATGTTTGGTCTTGCCTCGGAGGACTGCAACTGCCGTTGTTGCTTATTGCAGAGAGCAAGGTGGGCGCTGGATGATGATGAGCTTCAGGCTCTAAAGGACAGGGCAGCATACTTTGATTTGGACAAGACAGACGAGTTTGAAGAGTACCAGAGGAATTATCTTGGAATAACCAGGGAAGATATACAGAAGTATGATAGCACTTTGAAAGCAGATTTTAAGCCAGCTATGACTATAGAAGAAGCGGAAGAATACGCTCAGAAATTCTTTGAAAATGGATATAGTCCAACATTTAAGGGACAGGCGGTGTATAAAGGTATATCGCTTGAACATGCAAATGAGATTAACAAGACTCTGGAAGACATATATTCGCAATACGAGATTCCAAAGCTTAAAGGTATAAAGGCTATATCTCCAACATCTGCACAAGGAAAGAAAATATTCTCTAGTGATGATGCCGTGGCAGCGTATAATCCAGCAGAACATGGTATTTTCATAAATAAAAAGGTTCTGAAAGATGCCAAAGCTCTTGAGGCATACAACAAGGAGGCTGAGGACGCATGGGATATTGTTATGAAGAACATAGACAAGCTTACCGGCAGACAACTTGAACTTGCGGAAACCTACAAGAGAGCAGGGCGTCAGATAGTCGGTGATGGTAGTGTAAAAGATTACATAACACACGAAATGGGACATCATGCTCAATGGACTATCATTGACCCTAAGACAGGAAATGCTATTGGAGATAGAATGAGTAAATATGCGCCACATATATCCGGATATGCGAATGCAAGCCGGGGAGAATATATAGCTGAAAGTTATGCGGCATATATGAAAGGCCAGAAGGGCATCCTGGATCCTGAGTTTGTTAAATTGTTTGAAGATAAGAAAACTGTTGCAAAAATACATAGAAATAGTAAAATAATATCAGGAGCAAGAATAGTAGATCCTAACGGTAAAGAGGCTACAGCATTTGCAAAAATGTATTATCGTGAAATAAGATCATTTAATACAGACTGTGGGAAAATTGCAAATAATACAGGAAAGACCAAAGCAGAGATACAAAAAGTAAAGGAATATCTGTTCAATAATGATTCTTTTGAACCTGATTGTGCAATTGCTCAATCATGGCAACGACTTATGAACGGAAAAGATATCAAAGAACATGACAGAGTGTTAATCCAGCATGAATTGTATGAAATGAAGTTGAAAAAAGAGAACAAAAACATGAGTCATACAGAAGCACATGCTATTGCAACCAAGAAGTTTGATTATCAAAAGGGGGTTGATGAATATTATGGTAACCTTAAACAAGCTAAAAAGAAGAAATAACATAATTTCAGCAGAATATTACCCTGAAGATGATAAGCAAGATTGCGGCAAACTTGTTTATGATACAGATAAATGTGAAGTTGTAAGTTATGAGTATTGTGAAAGAGACAATACATCTTTCTTAAAAACATATTTAAAAAAAGCTGTAAAAGCTATTGAGAAATGCATTGAAAAAGATGATTACCCAGAAACAGTAGTATATATGTGGTATTAAGCACTCCGCAGTAGCAGGGTGCTTTTTTCGTGTAATTAAATAATCAGTAATTTAGATCATGGTAAAAACATGGTCTTTTTTTATGCCCAAAATCGGCTTAAGGCAATAAAACTGTGACCGACAAAGAATAAACTCCGGCAAGAGTGATAACTGCCATGTGTGGCTACGATTAAAGCCAGAAAGGATGGAACAATGGAATTAAAGGAACTGTTAGGAGATGACCTGTATAAGCAGGTACAGGCGAAGATTGACGAGAAGAACAGCACAGAGACAGATAAGCTCAAGCATGTAAGATACACAGATCTGTCCGAGGGCAAGTACGTCAGCAAGGAGAAGTATGATTCAGAACTTGACAAGCTCAACACACTGATCACCGGCAAAGACACGGAGATTGGCAATGCAAATAAGCTCATTGAGGAGCTTAAGAAGGCTTCCAAGGGTGATGAGGGCATGCAGCAGAAGATATCAACTTATGAGACAGAGAATGCAAGGCTTCAGAAAGAGCTTGAGGAGACTAAGGTCAATTCGGCTATCAAGGTAGCATTGCTTGAGGCTCATGCGGTTGATACTGATTATATGACCTATAAGATCAAGGCGGCTCTCAAGGAGAAGAATGAGGAGCTTAAGCTTGATGATGAAGGTCATATCAAAGGTTGGGACAATATGCTCACAGACTTAAAGACACAGTTTCCAGCTCAATTCACAGCTTCATCCGGCTCAGATGGTGGCAAGAGGATCATCATTGAGAATAAGCTGCCAGATGGGAATCCGGGCAATACGAATGCAGAACCTAAGGACCTGGCAGAGGCATTGAAACAGAAATACGAAGGAAATAACAACCAATAAGTAGAAAGGAATGGTGAAAACTATGACAATGACATTAGAGGAAATCAAGAAGGGCATGAGTGATAAGGTATTCTCACAGATCGTGGATATCTTCCTCAGACAGTCAACAATACTTCAGATGCTCACATTTGATGACTGTGTATCAGCATCAGGTGGTGGCTCAACAATGAAGTACAAGTATCTCAGAAAGGTACTTCCAGCAACAGCAGAGTTCAGAAAGATAGGTGGCTCTTACACTGCATCAGCGGCTACTAAGCAGGAGTGCGAGGCTAATCTTGCAATCATGGGCGGAGCTGTTCAGATGGACAGAGTGCTCAACAGGGTAGCAGGTAACTTTGACAATATGGCATATCAGATAGAGGAACATATCAAGGCAGTGGTAAACCTCTTCCACTATACACTGATCAATGGTGATGCAACTACAACAGCATCAACTGATCACCCTGAGTTCCAGGGACTTGATTCCATGCTCGCAGGAACAACGACAGAATACGGCACAGACAAGGCTATTGATCTGTCATCTATCACAGCGATCAAGTCTAATGCTGATGAGTTCTATGAGGCACTGAGCCTTCTTGTCAAGACCACAGATGCTGATGCGGTGCTCACTAACACAGAGATGATCACCAAGATTCAGACAGTGGCTCGTATCCTTGGATACAAGACAGAGAGTGAAGAGGCATTTGGAAAGCGTGTCACCACCATCGATGGTGTTAAGCTTGTTGATATGCAGGACTATTACACTGTAAGCGGCGGCTCTGCAACTGCTGGCCATGTTGTCAAGAAGGGACTTTCAAGAACCATCGCAAAGGAGAGTTCGGCAACAACAGGTCTTACAGACGTCTATGCAGTCAAATTCGATGTTAATGATGGATTCCACGGAATCAGTCTGAATGGTGGTTCTGTAATCGATCAGTATCTTCCAAACTTCAACGAGCCTGGTACAGTCAAGGATGCCGAGGTTGAGATGATCGCAGCTACAGTCCTCAAGAATACACAGCATGCGGGTGTACTCAGAAATATCAAGATTGCATAAGGAAGGATGGGTGATTGAATATGGCAACAAAGGAAACGAAGACAGCAAATCAGACAAGCGAAGTTATTGAGCCTGTAGTGGCAGAGTCAAAGACAGAGAGTGAGCCTACAGGCTGGATAGTATCTGTTAATAATAGCGCTGCTTACTGTGGAATTGGCGCCGGTGGTGTCCAGTTCGCAAACGGAAAGGCAGAGATTACATCTAAGCGTATGGCAGATTGGTTCATGGAGCATGACGGATATACTGTTATCCCTAAGAAGTAAGGCGGTGGTCATATGATCATGACTGTCGATGAACTTAAGAAGTATGTAAACACCGAGGAGAAAGATTCAGTGCTTGAGGCTAAGCTTCAGGCACTGGAACTCCTGATCAGAAAATATACAAATAATAATTTTCAGGACAGGAACAGACGGTTTGTGGCTCCTGTGGACGCTGTGACAGGCTTTCAGTATGCATCTGAGCTGTTCAAGGTTGGCGACACTATACAGGTGTCAGAGTCACGCTACAACGATGGCTTGTACACCATCAAAGCTGTGGATATGGACAATGGACATATAGAGGTGAATGAGGAGCTTGTAAGCGAACCGGTCGTCATGGTGACAAAGATAGTATATCCGATGGATATCAAGCTGGGAGTTGCCAACATGCTTTCATGGGATTTGAACAACAGGGATAAGGTTGGTGTGCAGTCTGAGACCATCAGCAGGCACTCTGTGACCTATTTCAACATGGATGGCGACAATTCCCTCATGGGATATCCAAAGTCGCTTCTTGGCTTTTTAAAGCCGTACATGAAAGCGAGGTTTTGAACATGAGAGGAATAGGCGGAAATGCAGTTGCGGACATACAGATCAAGAGCATAACCAGAAATGAGATAGGTGAACAGGAAGTTGCATGGGTGTCAGAAGATACCTTGACCGGTTGGCTTGATCTCTCAGGCGGTGACAGCAAGTACACAACATACAATGCCAAGGTGCAGGAATCAACGCACATGTTCATAGCTGATTATAAACGTCTCAGTGACATGATCAAGGCTGAGAACAGCCGTATGGTGGTTAATGGTCAGGTATATGACATCATGCTGATAGATGATCCGATGGGGATGCATGAGCAGCTTGAGATATATCTGAAGTACACAGGAGGGCAGTAATGGGAAATGTGGAGTTCACAGACAACAGAATAAAGGTTGAGGCGGCTCTGGATGATGCTGTTATTGCCTTTCTGTACGAAGCTGCCGGAGAGGTCGAGGTTCAGACGAAGAGAGCACAGACGAGAGTAGACACAGGACAGACAAAAGGTGCATGGACGCATCATGTAGATGAAGATAAGGGCGAGGCGGTTATTGGTAATCCTCTTGAAAATGCTATCTGGGAAGAATACGGCACAGGTGAATACGCTCTGAAGGGCAATGGACGCAAAAAGCCGTGGGTTTATAAGGATGAGCGTGGTGACTGGCACACAACTCATGGTAAAAAACCTCTCAGACCTTTACAGAAAGCCTTCGACAAGACAAAGGGCAAGATCATCAGGCGACTTGGTTCTATTCTCAATCAGACATTCAGAGAGTAAGGCGGTGATGGCATGACAGGCGAGACATTATCATATATCAACAGCGTACTAACAGATGAACTAGAGATACCATATGCATTCATGGAGTGGCAGGATGACCCGCCGGAGGCATATTTTGTTGGTGAATACTCCGAGGGGGATACTCCTGAGGAAGATGGATGTCAGGAAATAACATTCATCATAGATGGATTCACAAGAGGCTCGTGGTTCAGCCTGGAGAAGTACAAGCAGAAGATAGAACAGAATATTGAACGGACGGCAATTCTTGCAAGTGGTGCGGGGGTTGCCGTTTTTTATGGGAATGCGTCACCGATTCCAACAGGGGATGCAGACCTCAAACGTATACAGATCAATTTGACTATTAAAGAATATAAGAATGGAAGGTGATTATATCATGGCAGATACATTAACTTATGAAGAGTTTAAGTCATCCGGTATCACAGACAAGACACCGAAGAACATTGTGTTTGGTGCCGGAACGATTCACAAAGGGCTCAGGTATGACGCATCAAAAAAGACATGGAACTTTGCTGAGTCTTTGATCGGTGCAACATCCGGCGGTACAAAGCTGTCAATCAAGCCTGAGCTCAAGGATATAGAGGTCGATGGTGCACCAGTTAAGGTTAAGGAGTTGGCAGTTAAGATAGGCGAGACAGCACAGATGGATACTAACATGGTGGAGCTGTCGCCTGAGACGATCAAGATGGCTATTATTGGACAGAATGGCACATCAACAGCGGAAGGATACGATGTGATCGAATCCAAGGCAAGAATTGAAAAGGATGATTACATTGAGAACTTCGGATATATTGGAAGATTCTTAGATGGTCGTCCTGTTATCGTGATCTTTGACAATGCGCTCTGTACATCAGGCCTTGAGATAGAGGGCAAGAACAAAGAGAATGGCACATTTGCGCTGACTGTTGAGTGCTATGCGGATCTGTCACCGGCAGCTGATACATTGCCATACCACATCTATTTGCCTACCGGCACGACAACGGAGCAGGTTCAGCAGTCTATAGATTCCAGTACAGAAGTAACAGACTAATTGACATAGAAAAGGAGAGATAATCATGGGAACAACCGAGATAAAAAAGAATAAAGATGTAGTAGAGAATACCGAAGTAGTAGAAGATGCCGAGGCAACAGAAGATGTGCAGGAGATCAAGCCATATACACTTAGAAATCCAAAGGCTACAGATATAGCTGCATTCCTGAAACTGTTCAGCAAGCTGGGGGTAAAGGACTTCAAAGATTCATTCAGCGGCAATGGGTTCAAAGAGCTCATTGCGAAGGAACGTGAGAAACTTGCTGGTGATGAGGATGATGAGGACACATCGAAGTTCCTTGAGAATGTGGGTATTGGTCTTGCATTCGAGCTTGTAGATGTGATCCTGACAAAGCTGTCAGACTGTCAGCGTGAGGTATTTGTCTGCCTGTCACACCTGTCAGGTATGACAGTGGATGAGGTAGCAGATCTTGACCTCTCTGTGTTCACACAGATGTTATATGATGCGGTCACACTTCCGGGCTTTGCGGATTTTATCAAGGTTGTTTCAAGATTGTTCGAGAAGAGACAGTAGGCTATCTCAAGTTCATGGATCTGATATTTCACAGATATGCGGATCCGTACACTCTGCTTGATACGATGATAGACAATCAGAGCTTTGATGAGTTTGTATGCACGTTTGTGCGTCTTGACGATGATGACAAGCTCTGGGATATGTATATCCATAAGTGCTGGGAGAACATATCATTTAATGACTTCAAGGCAAGGCTGTACGGCACATCAGGTGGCGGTTCACAGCCAGTCAGATCAGGGGCATTTGAGAGTAGAGGCGAGCTTGAAGCAACCATAAAGGATTCTATATCAATTATAGAAAATTTCAAACCATAGGGGCACACAGAACGTGTGTCTCTATTTTTTTATTATCGAGGAAAGGGGGTAGACCCTTTTGGAAGTATTTAAGATACTGGGAAAGATTGCCATAAAAAATGATGAGGCTAAGAAAAGCTTAAATGAGACAAGTGAAACTGCTGAGAAGACGCAAAGTAAGCTGAGTAGGATATTCCAGTCTATAGGCAGAAGTGCTATAAAAAACAACTCGGAGATATCGGAAAGCAATGCTAATACAGGTAAAAGCTTGTCACAAATAGCAGCCGAATCAGGAAAGACAGTCAACCAGTTAAAAAGTGATGTGGGAAAAGCTGCAGCAGAGTATAGAAAACAGGGGATGAGTGCATCTGAAGCTATGAAGAAAGCCTATGCAGACATTGGATATGTAGCTGGCGAGACGCACAAGAAGGTAGACAAGCACCTTGATAAGACTGGAAAGAAGACAGTGGATATCAAGGCTAAAATGAAATCAATGTTTTCAGCCATAGGTAAAGGTGCTCTTACATCAGTAAAAGCACTAGCTAAAGTATCAGTAGCGGCGGCTAAGATTGGAGTAGTCGCAGCTACCATTGTGGCGACTGGTTTAACTGCGATGACAAAGAGTGCTGTAGAGCAGTATGCGGACTACGAGCAGCTTGTCGGTGGTGTTGAGACACTGTTCAAGGACAGCTCAGATAAGGTTGTTGAGTATGCGAATAATGCATATAAGACGGCGGGATTGTCAGCGAACGAGTATATGGATACTGTAACGAGCTTTTCAGCGTCATTACTACAAGGCCTTGAAGGTGATACAGCGCAGGCTGCCGAGTATGCGAATCTGGCCATAACAGACATGTCAGATAATGCCAATAAGATGGGCACCAGTATGGAGATGATTCAGAACGCATATCAGGGCTTTGCAAAGCAAAACTACACCATGCTTGATAACCTCAAGCTTGGTTATGGTGGTACTGCATCTGAGATGGCAAGGCTTATCAATGATTCTGGTGTACTTGGTGATACCATGACCGTGACAGCAGATAACGTCAACAGTGTATCATTCGATAAGATGATTGAGGCTATTCATGTTGTGCAGACTAACATGGATATAACAGGCACTACCGCAAAAGAAGCAGCCACGACAATACAGGGATCCATCGGCATGGTGAAGTCCGCATGGGCTAATCTGCTCATAGGTATGGCAGACCCATCTCAGGATATGGGAGTGCTGATGAATAACCTTGTTGATTCGGCTATGGCTGTAGCAGATAATCTTGTTCCAAGGATAGCCGATACACTGCCGAGGGTGGTTACAGGGCTGTCTCAGCTGACTCAGAAACTGGCACCATACATACCGCCTCTTATTGAGCAGTTACTGCCATCGTTGATACAGGGAGCGACATCGTTGTTGTCTGAGGTGGTCAATAATCTGCCCGGAATACTTGAGACATTACTGCCCGGCATAGGTGGGGAATTGGGACAGTCGATATCAACCGCTCTAAATTCTGTTTTTAGCACTCTGACATCGATTTTACCATCGATTCTGCAGTTGGTCGGACCTGTGCTGACAACACTGTCAACACTGCTTAATCTGCTTTTACCACCGATGATGCAGATTATTCAGGCGGTTTTACCGCCACTTACGAATCTGATCAATATTCTTTTGCCGCCGGTGACTCAGATTATTCAATCTTTACTGCCTGTTTTGATGGCTATTTTGCAGCCTATACTTGAATTGTTACAGCCGTTTTTGAATATGCTGGCACCTATTATCGGCTTGGTAATGCAGGTAGTCACACCGCTGACAGATCTTATCAATATGATATTACCACCACTGGTGGAATTACTTTCGATGCTGATGGAAGATTACCTAAATGTGCTGCAACCAATCCTTGAATGGTATTGTAAGATGCTTTCAGGAACGCTTAAGTCTGCTATCAAGTTGATAGTTACAGTGATAAATAACTGTAAAGAATCATTTGCTGCAGCTTGGCGGGGAATCAAGAAAGCGTGGAACGTTGCACCTGAGTTTTTTAGTAATATAGGATCCAATATAAAAGGTGCATTTGCATATGTAGGTACATGGTTCAGTGATATATTCAGCAAGGCATATAATGGGGTTAAGAATAAATTTTCTCCGATAGTGAACTTCTTCTCAGAAACATGGCAGAAGATCAAGAATATATTCGGTAAGGTTGGAACAGCAATAGCAGACGGATTATCTGGTGCTGTGACATCAGCGGTCAATGCGATACTGAGCAAGGCTACAGGAATTATCAATGGCTTTATCAGGGCAATCAATTCAGCTATATCTATTTTGAATAAGATCCCAAAGGTGTCGATATCGAGAATAGATGAGCTTGACGCTCCGCAACTTGCTGAAGGTGGTGTGCTTAAGCGTGGTCAGGTTGGTATCCTTGAGGGTAATGGAGCTGAGGCTGTAGTGCCACTTGAGAAGAATACTGGCTGGATCAGGAAAGTTGCGGAGGATATGGCAGATATAACAGGTGGAACACCTGTGGGAGGTGACTCAGAGTGTTTGAATGTACTGTATAAGATATTAGAGATCATTAAACATATAGATGATAATCTGTATGACCTGATAGTGAAAGCTTTGACTGATGGGGTAAGACTAAAGATAGACGGCAGGGAGTTTGGAAGGATGGTGAAGGCGAATGCTTGAACAGCTTAGATATGTGAATCACTTAGGTGAGACTATAGAGTTCGGGAAGAAGGGTATCTTTGCCAACTCAAACGATCTCAGAAACTACGAATATGCATACGATAGCAGCAGGAACCGTGCCGAAAATTTCAGAACAGGGGTGGTCTCAAAGACCATCCCTGTTGTTATATCGGCAGAAAGTAAGAAGAAGTGTATCGATCTTAAGAATAGACTGTATGAAGTCTGTGAAAAAGACATCATAGCAGAACAGAAAGGGAAGCTCTATATAGGAGATTACTATCTTGAATGCTATGTGTTTAGTTCGGCGAAGAGCAATTATCTTGACGTGGCTACATCGATGAATCTGTCACTTAAAGTAGTAACAGATGGTGGCAGATGGATGAAGGAAGAGTTGCACAACTATAAGCATGTACCAGATAAGTTTATTGAAGGTAAAGGCTATGAGTATTGTTATGAATATGATTACAACTCAATTTCTGACAATATCAGTAAGCTTGAGGTGGACGACTTCAGAAACTGTGATTTTGTACTCAGCATACATAGTGGTGCTGTTAATCCAGTCATATATGTTGACAATCATTACTACAGCGTTAGGTGTGTTGTTGGCGATGGAGATAAGATCGTTATTAATTCTGCAGAGCTTACGATAACTCTTGTGAAAGCAGATGGAACCCGGGAAAACATGTTCAGATACAGGGACAAGCAAAGCGATGTGTTTGAAAAGATATCCCCCGGGAATCATCGTGTGATGTGGAATGGAAGCTTTGATTTTGATTTAAGTGTAATACATGAGAGAGGTGAACCAAAATGGACATAAGGTTGATATACACTGATGCAGACAGGGTAGAACAGGGATATCTCAGGAACTTCAGCGCAGATGTGGATGTTGCAAAGGATAAGGATTTTGAGATAACTGTAGCTAGGGATAATAACATTCTGCGAGGTGGCTCATGGTGGTATATCAACAACACAGAATACGGTGGCATAGTTGATAATGTTGGAGTTGTTACTGCAGACAGGGAGATTAGGTATACGGGCCGGAATCTCAGAGGCATACTTTGCGACAAGATTATTGAGCCACCGAATGGCGAAGACTACAGAATCGTAACAGGTGATGCAGTTACAGTGATCAATAAGCTCATTGAAGTGGCTGGACTTAGCAGCATATACAGAATGACAGGCGAATCATGGAATGTACAATCATTTCAGTTCAACAGATATGTGAGTCTCTATGATGGCATATGTGCGCTGTTGAGCACCCAGAACAGGGTTCTCAGGCTTGTGGTTAAAGATGGATATGTGACTATGAGTAGTGCGGTGCCTTACGATTATACAGAGGATAAGGATTGTATGAGATCGGATATCAACTACAATATCACGCAGATCAAGAACAGATATAATCATCTTATTTGCCTTGGCCAAGGGGAGCTCAAAGATAGACAGGTACTGCATTTGTATATTGATAAAAGAGGAAATATAACGGATACACAGGCATTCAAAGGCTTTGAAGAAAGAACCGCTGTGTATGATTATAGCTCAGCGACAGATATGGATGAGCTTAAATCCGGAGGTATAGCACGACTTCAGGAGCTGAATGCGGACCGTCTGGATATGACTCTGCCAGACATGGCGATGCAAATAGGAGACATCACAGGTGGCACAGAGAAGTTTACAGGAGCAACCGTAAAAAAGCAGATCACAAATATCATAGCTAAGATAGATGATAACAGCATAGACATTGAATATTCGGTGTCGTAGCGGAAAGGGTGGAAATATGAAGATAATAACAGGAAAAACAGGGAAACCACATGTAACGAGTGCAGATGATAGAGCCTTGCACAGAGCAGAATGGGATGGCGATGGATTTTTGTCGGTCTCCCAGCCACCAGTGCTGGTTAATTCAACGACACTTAGAGTATATCCGTGTGACATTATGTTTCAGGGGTGCCATGCTAGGGTTACAGGTACATATGAAGATCTTACTTTCCCTAGTGGAGAAACAGGTAAAAAGCGAGTTGATATTCTTGTAGCAAGATACACGCTGTCAGAGAAAGGACTTGAGGATATGTCATTGCTGATCTTGACAGGGCAGCCTGTAGAATCCTCACAGGAGCCACAATCACCTGTGTATGAAACTGGCATAATAGCCAATAATGTAAGTGTCGCCGACATGCCGCTTTACAAAATTATACACGATGGAATAAATGCGAGTGGGCCGGTTGCGATTGCATCAACTTTCCCCCCACTTAGTAATAAATATACAAAAGAGGAGTCAGATTTAACGACAAAGAATATCTACCAGGCGATATCGAAAACCGAAAAAACAGCGGCAGAGGCTACCGAAAAGACACAGTCTACTGCAAATGACGCAGCATCAATGGCTGAGGAAGCTATAGGTAGGGCTGAGGAAGCACAGAACACGGCAGACACTGCAAAAACAGATGCTGCTAATGCACAGAACACGGCAGACACTGCAAAAACAGATGCTGCTAATGCGCAAAGCTATGCGGAAAAAATTGCAACAAAAAGCCTTGTTATATCTGATATAGTAGGCGCAACAGCGACTATACCAGGAACTGACGCAGGAACGACACTTCAATATGCCGTTGATGTAGAGCTTCCAATGAATACGGGTAGAATATTAGTTATTCCTAAAAATATCCCTAGTGGTGTCACATACATGGGATATGAAGCTTCTTCAATAAATCAGACTACATATTCGATAACTGTAAAAGCAAAAAATACAAACAAAGCAGATTCAAATATAAGCTTAGTTGTAGTAGGAGTTGCAAGACCTAAGAATCTTATATAGGGGGTTGAGCATGTATATAAATTTTGAAACAATAATTCAGGTCGGAAAGGTGCTTGGAGCTCTTGTGCTGATAGGAGGGATACTCATATCAATATATAAATGGTATTCCAGGCAGAATGAACAGGATGTGGAGATTAAGAAGATGAAGGAAGAACAGTGTCTGCTTACATATGGTACACTTGCATGCCTGAAAGGTCTCAAGGAACTTGGATGTAATGGACCAGTCACAGAGGCTATTGACAAGATGGAAAAACATCTGAACAAAGCGGCACATGATCAGGAATAGGAAGGAGATATAATCATGGATAAGTTAGCAATATTATTATTAGTTGTTGCAGTAATTTGCACGTTAATCACAGTTATCACAGAGTTTACAAAAGAGGTTGGGATACTGAAGAAGATTCCAACCTCTTTTCAGGTGCTTATAACAAGTCTCATCATATGTGAGATATGCTTGTTTGTAGCATTATCATATTTCGATATTCGGCTGCTATGGTATTACCCTGTAGCTGTATTCTTTGGTGCTTTTATTATTGCATTCATCTGTACCAGAGGATGGGACTATCTGATCGAAATATTTAAGCGATTTTACAGAGGCGGAGATATGGAGAGAAAGGAGCGTGACGGGAAATGAATGGAATAGACATCAGTGCATGGCAGGGGGATGAAAATATAGACCTTGCCAAAGTGTCATACGACTTCTGCATCGTGAAAGCAACCGAGGGAACAGACTACAAGAACAGATACTTTACAGCGCATTGTGATAAGGTCCTGAGTAGAAAGAAGCTGCTGGGGGCATATCACTATGCCAACGGCGGAAATCCCCAGAAAGAGGCTGACTACTTCCTTGCATATGCAAAGAAGTACATCGGCAAAGCAATCCTCGTACTTGATTGGGAAGCAAAAAACAACCATCTATTTGGTGTCAAGGATCTGGAGTGGTGCTTGCAGTGGTGCAGTTATGTGCAGAAAAAGACAGGCATTAAGCCACTGATATACATCCAGAAGAGCACTATGGATGCAGTGAAGAAAACTGGTTTTGGTCTGTGGGTCGCTCAGTACCCAGATTATGTTGAGACAGGCTACCAGGAGCATCCGTGGAACGAGGGAAAGTATAATTGCTTGATCAGGCAGTATACATCAGTTGGCAAACTCTCAGGTTACAACGGTAACCTTGACCTCAACAAGGCATATATCAGCGCTGCGAGCTGGAATAAGCTGGCAGGCAAGGCTAAGATCAAGCCTACATCTACGACAGCAAAGAAGAGCGTCAACACGCTGGCTAAAGAGGTGCTGGCGGGCAAGTGGGGCAACGGTACTGATCGTAAGAATAGACTCACAAAGGCTGGATATGATTACAATAAGGTACAGGCGGCCGTAAACAAGCTCGTCAAGGCATCGCAGATGTCAGAGGATAAGATCATCAATGCAGTTGCTCACGAAGTCATCATAGGCAAGTGGGGCAATGGTCAGGAGCGTATTGACCGCCTCAAGGCAGCAGGTTATAATGTTGATGTGATTCAGTCGAGAGTTAATGAGATTTTGAAGTAGAACAGAGAGCCCATCATAGCAATATGGTGGGCTTTTTTTAGGGGCAATTTAGGGGCAATTTAGGGGCAAAAAATTGATTTGCCATGATATGTTATTACACGAAGTACCTTCAAAAAGTAACGTATTTAAGCCATTTTGAGATATTTTGACATATCAATATATTAATTATAAAATAAACAATATGTATAAATGTATACAATGGAGGAGAGAGATGAATAGAAGGAGAACAAAAAAGGGGGCGTCGGATTCTACAGAAATGGTAGATACGATAGGCTTCAATATGCGGGATATCCGCAAAAACAGCAGATCTTCGAAGTATACGGTAAAGTATATGGTTGCGGAGATAAATGAGCTCCTGCCGGAGAATCATAAGATAACAGAAGGGATATATTACAAGTGGGAGAATGAGGAGAGGCTTCCGACAGCGCGGCACATTCCGGCTATAGCTAGTGTTCTCGGTGTGTCTGAGACTGCACTTTTTCACTGGCAGGGTATGAAGAATGGAACTGTCAACAGTAAATATAGTCAACTGGTTGAGAGCGTTAAAGCACTTGGAGATGACAAGACGGCTGATATAGCCTGGCTTGCATCGGGTTGGTCAGGTGACCTTAAAGCTCTGGTTGAATTTGACATGCTGTATGCAAGTCTGCCTGCGGAGGACAGACGGGATGTGGCATCTCTTGGAATAAGATTATATGATGTGTGCAGGAAAGAGGGCAGACTGAATCAGGATGTGCCATCTGTGGATTTCTCTTATTTGCAGCAGGCTCTCAGGGATCTGTGGGCATCAAAGTAA